CGACCTGTCCTAGTCCTCTCGCCCTCTTCCGAAGTTTTCACGCCTTCGGAAGAGGGGCCTCGGGGGTGGGCCAGCGTAGCGTAAGGCCCACCCCTCCTTTTCTCGGGGAGGATCAGATGAGTAGGCTTCGGTATAGCAGCGATCCGCTCACCGGGACGCAGCACTACGTCCAATATGATGCGGGCGAAGACGCCATCCACTGGACATCAGAACAAGATGTTCAGGGCTTGGTTGCCTTCAATCGCGAGATGTTCAATGAGGCGCCGGCGCGCTGGAAGGACGGCCAGCATGTCGCCTTCCTGCCTGACATCTTTGTCATGAAGCTGATGCGCGAGGGCATCCTGCACGACAGCAAAAGGCTGAAGCGCTGGCTGAATGATCCTGATCATCGTGCCTTCCGCACGCGGCCGGGGACCCTCTAATGCCCGCCGTCGAGATCATCGACTATGACGACCTGCTGTCGGCGGCGGCGCAGTGGCTCAATCGCGAGGATCTCACCGACCAGCTCCCGGCCTTCGTGCGCTTCGCCGAATCGCAGTTCAACCGCGAACTGCGTGTACGCGACATGATGGTCCGCGCCTACACGACGAGCGCCAACGAGCTCGTCGAGCTGCCGGACGATTGGCTCGAGCACTATTCGCTGACGACGGCCGATGGCGGCACGCTTGAGTACATGACCGAGGCCGGCAGCAATCGCCTCAAGGGCGATGGCATGTCGGGCGAGACCTTCGGCTACACGGTGGTCGGCAATGCGATCGAGCTCGTGCCGATGCCGGGCGCCGACATGGAATTGCGGATGGTCTACTACGCCCGCATTCCTTCGCTCGGGCCGTCGCAGCCCAGCAACTGGCTGCTCGCCAAGTACCCGGACATCTACCTCTACAGCACCTTGCTGCAGGCCATGCCGTATCTGAAGGACGATACGCGGCTGGCGACGTGGATCCAGCTTCGCGCCGGGATGATCGAAAGCATGAGGCTTGAGAGCGAGGCTTCCTTGCGGCCGCGCGGCGGTCCGCTGATCGCCCGCGTGCGCTCGTTCTGAGGGAGGGTTTGATGAGCCTGCTGTGGATCCTGGTGGTGGTGATCCTGATCCTCGCCGTCGCCGGCGCGCCGACCTGGCCGCACTCACGCGGCTGGGGGCTCGGCTGGTTCCCCTCCGGGGCGCTGATGTTGGTCGTCGTCATCCTGGTGATCCTGCTGGCAACAGGCCGCATGGGGACTCTGTGAGTGTGGCGCCTCCTCTTCGTCGGCCTGGTCGCCGGCTGCGGCGGTCCCGATGTTGCCACCATGACGATGGCGCCGACCCTGTCGTGCGCCTACGCCTGGCGCTGCACCCTGATCGCCTGGAAGGTCGGCATCGACTTTGGGCCTCGGGTCGTCGGCCTGCATGGTGGTTGTTCCTGCAAGCCGGAGAGCAAATGACCACCCAATTGACGGAGCATTTCACTCTCGAAGAGCTCATCGCCTCCGACACGGCCGCGGCGTGCGGCATCGACAACACGCCCAGCGAGGCCATTGTCCAGAACCTCACCCGGCTTGCCGAGGTACTCGAGGAAGTGCGCCGGATCCTGCTCGACCAGCCGATCATCATCACCTCGGGCTATAGATGTCCGGCCTTGAATGATGCGTGCGGCGGCGCTGAGACGTCGGCGCATATGTCGGGCCTGGCGGCTGACTTCGTCTGCCCCGATTACGGCACGCCTTACGATGTCTGCCTCGCCGTCGAGCCGTACATGGCCGTGCTCGAGATCGATCAACTCATCTGGGAATACGGCGACTGGATCCACCTAGGCCTGACCGAGGGCGAGCCGCGTAACCAGAGCCTGACCATGGACGAGAGCGGTACACATGAGGGGTTTCACTAATGGCCGACTCATTTACGGCAAACCTTAACCTTCGGAAGCCCGAGGTCGGTGCCGCCCACGATACGTGGGGCGGCCTGGCCGGCCTGAACGGCGACCTCGACCTGCTCGATGCGGTCTTCCTGGCGACGGGCCTCGGCACCTCGGTCGGCCTCCATGTCGGCACCGGCAAGGTGGCGAACATCGAGGGCACGTTGCTGGTCGCCGATCCGACCGACACCTCGGCCGGCTTCATGTTCGATGCCAGCGACATCACGACGGCCACGATCCGCACCCTGAAGGCGCCCGACGCCAGCGGCACGATCGCGCTCAGGTCGGAGGTTACCGCCCTGGTGCCGACCGGCAGCCTCATCCAGGGCATTTGGGCCACGGCGCCCGCCGGTTACGTGCTGGCTGATGGCCGCACGATCGGCAGCGCCACCAGTGGTGCGACCTCACGCGCCAATGCCGATTGCGAGGCGCTGTTCAGCCTGGTGTGGACGCAGTTTCCCGCTGCTCCGATTTTCACATTCGAGGGCATCGCCTCAACGCGCGGCGCCAACGCTGCGGCTGACTTTGCCGCTAACAAGCGGCTGACGATGTTCGATGCGCGCGGCCGTGGCCTGGCCGGCCTCGACAATATGGGCGGTACGGCGGCGGGCGTTCTTCCGGGCTACACGACAATGGGTCAGGTGGGCGGCGCGCTGACCAGTGCCACCGGCGCATTCAGCATGTCCGGCACGAACAACATCAATTTCGGCAACGTCGCATTCAATTATCAAAGCGGTGGCGCGACGGTCATCAATAATTCGGTGAGTGGGCTGCAGTTCGGCGGCAGCGGGGTGGCAACCCAATATGGGGATGCGGTGAATATTTTTGCCGTGGCCGGATATACCACCATCAACGCCAGCTTCGGCATCAGCGTCAGCGGCGCATCCGGCGCCTTCAATATCGTCCAGCCGACCGTTGTGGTTAACGTCGCGGTGAAGCTCTGATGGCTCTCCTTCCCATCCAGCTTCCGCCCGGCTTGGAGCGCAACGGCTCGCCTTACGAGAGCACGCGTGCGTGGTGGGATATGAACCTGATGCGCTGGCAGTCGGGCAGTGCGCGGCCGATCGGCGGTTGGGTGCGCAAGACCCAGACGCCACTCGCTGGCGCGCCGCGGCGCATCCACACCTGGCGCGATAACTCTGATCAGCCGGCGACCTTGGTCGGCACCGAATCGAAGCTCTATGTCGATTTCGGCAACACCTGGCTCGACATCACCCCGCCCGGGCTGGTGCCGCCGGTCAATACGATCCTGGGCGGCTATGGCTCCGGCCCTTACGGGATGGACGATTACGGCACGCCGCGCGCCGAAGGCGTCAGCGACGCCTTCGCGCCGCAGTACGCTTTGTGGTCGTTCGCCAACTGGGGCGAAGACGTCCTGTTTGTGAGCTCGGAGGACAATCGCGTCTTTCACTACGTGCAGGCCACGCCGGACACGGTGCCGGTCGTGCAGACCGGTCCGCCGACCTGCAACGCTGTCGGCGTTACCGACGAGCGTCACGTCATGGTGGTCGGGCCGACGATGAGCGGCACCTACTACCCGCACCGCATCGCCTGGTCGAGCCGTGAGAGCCTCACTGACTGGGACTTTGCTAATCCTGCTAATTCGGCGGGCTACCTCGACCTGCAGTGCTCTTCGCCGCTCAACTTCCTGGTCAACGTCAAGGAAGGCATGCTGGCCTTCACCTCAACCGAAGTTTTCTTGGTCAGGTATCAATCTCTTCCGTATGTGTACGGAGCTGAGAAGCTGCTCGAATGGCCGGTGATGCATCCTTACACCATCGCCCGCTTCAGCGAAGGTAAGGCGATGTGGCTGTCGCCGCGCGGCATCCAACTCTATTCCGGCGGCAGCGTGCAGCCGCTGCCATGCCCGGTGTTCAATGACGTGCGCATCGACTTCAATCTGAACTGGTTCATGGTCCGCAGCCACGCCGCGAGCAATGGTCAGTTCCCCGAAGTCTGGATGTTCTGGCCGAGCGCGAGCTCGAGCGGCGAGTGCGATCGCGTCCTGATCTATAACTACGTCGAGAATTGGTGGGGGTGGTCGTATCTCGCGCGCTCGGCGATGGTGAGCAACGGCCCGACGCGCCGGCCGCTGGCCGGCACGACCCAAGGCCACATCTACGAACACGAGAACGGCTGGACCGATGCCGGCCTGCCGCTTCTGGACCAGCGCTGGCTCGAGACCGGGGCGCTGGGCATCGGTGGCGGCGAGCGCTTGGTCGATGTGAGCCAGGCGATGCTCGCCACGAACGGCCGCAAGCAGTCGGTCAAGATCCAGTTCTTCGGCCGCTACACGCCGGACGGCGATGAGCGCACTTTCGGTCCGTATACGCCCAGGCTCGACGGCTACACCGACACGCGGGTCAATGCCCGCGAGGCCCGCATCCGCTATATCGGTAACATTGACGCGCTGTTCGAAGTCGGACTTCTCCGGCTCGAGGTTGGCGCGGGGAGTGCCCGATGAATACTCAGTTTCCGATTCCTGCGCCGGTCTACACGCAGGGGTTCCTGAACCAGCTCATCCAGAACCTCAAGCGCTACTTCGAGGCGACGGTGTCGAAGGACGAGGAGACGCCGCGCATCATCCTGCGCAGCCCGAGTGGCAAGAATTTCGATGTCACCGTCGACGATGCCGGTGTGCTCGTCGTCACTGAAACGGAGCGCACTCATGTCTGAGGAGCTCGCCCAGGCGGTCGATCGCGCGCTCGTGCGATCGACCGTGCGTCTGGCGCCGTCGTCGCCCGAGGCGATCGACAAGG